TTATGTCTAAGTTTCTAATTGGATTGTTTATCAAGTTTGGTAAATCTGAATCCTTACGCAAGGCTGCCTTATCTCTATTGAAAGATCTGGTTGCCAGATCTGATAATGATATAGATGATGCCATCGTTAAGATGATTGAAGAAAAGTTATTTCCAGTCAAATGACTAAAGATAGCTTTTTCGATATAAATCTTGAAACTCCACCTCCAGAATTAGAACTTTCTGTAGAGATGAGATGTAGAGAAGTTATGAAAAGTGATAACTTCGATGAAGTAAAAAAATATTGCATACATTTAATTAGATATCAAATGAAGCAAGACGTATTTTTAGCAGGTATGTTAGGCCGTATTGCAGAACTTGAAGCTCTTCATGTTATGAGAGAAATGAAAAAAGAAAGACTTAGAAAGAAAAAATATAAAACTAAAAAAACTTTACGAGACAGACTTCAGACTATGTTGAGCATGTTCAGATGATCTTCCGTCTTCCCAAAAGACTTTATAATAATACTGAGGAACACCTAATTTATTTCTTCTCGTGAAAGCTTCTTGGATTGTACCAGTAAATTGTGAATACTTACTAGCTGAATATCCAACTGTGTGATTTCTTTTTACAGTTTGATTGATTTCAAATTTTTGTCCTACTGTTTTTTTATTCGATTGAGTTTTCATACTCTTTAATTTCTTTGATTGTAAAGTCTTTTACTTGTAGTTTTGGTATTTTATTTATTTCATAGTTATGTTTTACAATAGCAGTCCTGATATGATCAGTGATCCAATCCCCATCATGTACTGTTAGGTCTGCTCTTGAATCGCTTGTAATATGAACTCTATGTTCTACACCTTTAAGTTCAATATCAAGAAGTAATCTTACTAAATTTCTTCTTCTAATTTCTTTTAATTTATCAAGCTTTTTACCAGAAGGAGTTTCATCTCTTTTCATTTTTCGTAGTTAGCAGGAGGAGGTGTAAGCCAATAACGTACACCATTAATTATCCTAAATCTAACTTTTAAATTTGGATCTTCAACAAAATATTTACTTGGTTTTGATTGCATAATAAATTGAGGACTTACATGGAAAACCAAGCTTAAACCATTGCCTCACCTTTTAGAAAGGTATTTCTTCGTTTACAGGTTGAACATTGATTTTTTGCGGATTAAAGTTTCCGAAGCCACCAGTACCATCTTTACCTATACGTCCTTTAAATTTTAGACGCACAGTCGGAAGTTGTTCATTTTCTTTCTTGTCAAAGTTCCATACAGGTCTACTTTCATGTTTTGAACCATCTTGTTCTAGTGCTTGTAAATGTTGTATTAAAGGTTGTATATCTATAACAGGAATATCAACATAACCTGCCATTGCGTCTTTTTCAGATTCAGCATACTGATTCTGATTTATTGCCCATTTGATTAGCTTTGGGAAAGCGAGATTAAATTCAGCCATCGAAATAAGATTTTAGTAAATTGTTAAAAAATTGATTTGGAGAAACATTGTTCATTTGAC